GCATCTTTGAATGTGCTTAGGTAACTGTTACTTTGCAACTGATAAATCTCCTTTTATATCCGAGAAATCGCCAAAGGCGATTTCAGGTTATATAATCGGCGATTTAAAAGTGCAAAGGTGTAACAGAATTTTTCACTATATAATATATATATTTATTTTCCTAAATATTCCTAAATATTCACTATTTATTATTGAATGGTATACATCTTTGGAAAATTCAATTTTTGAATTCAATTTTACTAGTTTCCATATTTGAACGAATCACAATCAATAGTATAAATAAAAATGAAAGAAAACAATATAAAATTTTATATGTATCTTATGATAAAAATGAATTTACAAAACTTGGAACAATTAGAATCTATGAAAAATTCGATTGAATCAATGTCAAAATTTCATCAAATTGAAATATTAAAAATTTTATCGAAACATTTATGTAAAATAAATGAAAATAAAAGTGGGGTTTATATTAATCTTTCTTTTTTATCGGAAGAAACAATCGAAGAAATGAAAGGATATATTGATTATGTAAAAAATCAAGAAGAATCGCTAAAAACGGTTGAATATCAAAAAGAGGAATTTAAAAATACATTCTTTTATGAAAAACAAGATAAAGACGAAACTATATTATATAATGAAACACATTAGATATCATGACATCATCCTCTTATTTAAATCAAATCTTTTTTATAAATGAAGCAGTTGATATAGATTCTTTACAAAAATACATGTTTACGAAAGAACGAAAACAAATGTTGGAATCAATAGAAGATATTATACCATGTGAAAAACCAAAACCTTACGAAAAACCTTGCGAAGAAGAAACATCTTATGAAAAACCTTGTGAAAAACCCTGCGAAGAAGAAACATCTTGTGAAAAACCTTGTGAAAAACCTTGCGAAGAAGAAAATGAATTCATAAAACCAAAACATCCAGATACATTATTTTGGTGTTTATATATTTTAGAACATGGATATAATGATTATGTTCAAATTGGTAGAAATTATGGAATTCGAGAATTAGAAGAAAAGAAACATTTATTTGAATTTGTAAAGGCAAATATTCCAAGAATGAAAAATACAAATTATAAAATAACCAATGTTGCCATTCAAGAAATATTATCAGAATTAATCACCGTTCAAAAAGAAATGTCCATGTTATGTTTTATTTCCATGATTGTTAAATATAATGTAAATATTCTTATTGTAAATGCAGAAAAAACATGTATGGTCGAATTTTGGGCAAACAAAGATAGAATACCATCCATAAATTCCGTTACAGAAGAAGGTGATGCAAAAACATATGTTTTATATAAAGATGAACGAGGTAAATATAGATTACAAATCGAAAATATTTCGACTTATAAAATCATTGAAATGCAAGAAAGTATGATTGTATTGGATAGTTATAACCGTACTTTAAAAGCCATTTCAAATTATAAAGTAAATGATTTAGAATTGATGGCTAAAAAATTAGGAATATACAATGAAAATAAAAAATATAAAAAAGCAGAATTATATGATGCCATTATCGAAAAAATCGGTGTTTTTTAACTCTATAATAAAATTGAAGAAGACTATAAAAATATAAAGATGTATATAAAAAATATAAATAATATATAATAAAATATAATATCACTTTACTATATATAAAAATTATTGAAATTATTGAAAATCATGAATAAAACCGAAAATGAAACCAAAACCGAAAAAGAGAACGAAAACAAAAACAAAAAAGAACAAACAGAATCTCTTGAAAAAAGACAAATCTTTGAAAAAATGTTGAATCATTATTTAGTAACTGATAATATTCCCTATACAACAAAAGAATTTGAAATTCGTTTTGGTTCAAATCCAAAATTAGCAAAACCGATTTCAAATATAGATTATGATAATGTAGTCAAACAATTATATTCGTGTGGATTTAAATGTGAAAATGAAAATGGTGTTCAAATTTTAAGAATTCAAAATGAATACACAGACCCAAAAACAGCCATGACAAGAATATCCAATATCCGTGCTGAGATTGTAGGAACAGATTTAATTCAAGAATATTGTAGAACAAATGACATTAAAAAACTAATCGATATGCCATCTACTAGACATGAAAAAATAAAATTTACACAAAAAACATCAGCAACAATGCCCGATGGAAGTTTTATAAAACCACTCGATATGACTGATTATAATTTTCGTGTATCACATCAATTTGAAAGAGAATTTAATGTAAATACAAAAGTATCGCGTGAAATTATTTCGAAATGGGCGGATTCAAAAAAATTATTTCGTTGTATGAATCGTGTTCGTTTTTATCATAAAGATTATCCAATTTTTGTGGATATCAGTATTGTAAAAAGTTCTAAAAAAATGAATAAAGTGCCAATACCACAATATACCATACAAGAAGCAGGTGTTTTTCAGAATTCGGAACATTATGAAATCGAATTAGAATTGGATAATCATAGAATAGGAAACGGAAAAGAATACAACCATTTAAAACAATTACTCGATATGGTCCGAAAATGTATTCGTATTATTTTATCTGGTTTACAAGGAACCAATTATCCAATTCCTTATTCTGAACGCGAAGATATTTTACAAGAATATATAAAAATAATAAGATCGGAACCAGAAGAAGGTAATTTCAAAAAACGAGTTACTTCCAAAGATTTTATTGGACCATCTTCCTATACATTGCAATTGGAAAATATCATAAAAAAGAATGATAGTTCAAATGTATCCAATATTCGCGAAAATTATTGTGTAACCGATAAAGCGGATGGTGATCGAAGTTTATTATTTATTTCCAGTAAAGGTCGAATTTATTTAATTGATACAAATATGAATGTTTTATTTACAGGGATGAAGACTTCCGAAAAAACAATTTATAATAGTATTTTGGATGGTGAATATATTAAACACAATAAAAATAGTGATTTTATTCAATTGTATGCAGCATTCGATTTATATTATGTCGACAAAAAAAGTGTTCGTGAATATGAATTTGTATCACCAATAATTACAGAAGAAAATGAAAAGAAACAGCGATTATTATTATTAAATAAATTGATTGACTTAATGAAACCACAATCGATTTTACCAAATGAAAAATCCACTGGTTTTCGTATTCAATGCAAAAATTTTGAAATTGCAAGTTTAGAAAAAACAATATTTGAATGTTGTTCCAAAATATTATCGAATATCAAAGATGGTTTATATGAATATAATACAGATGGTCTTATTTTTACACCTACAAATACAGGGGTTGGTTCAGATACTATTGGTAAATCGGGACCTCTTTATAAATCAACATGGGAACAATCATTCAAATGGAAACCTCCTGAATTTAATACCATTGATTTCTTAGTAACAATAAAAAAGGATAAAAATGGTAAAGATGAAATTCATAATGTATTTCAAGAAGGTCTTAATTTAGAAGGTGTTCAAGCAGTTCAACAGTATAAAACCTTAGTATTACGATGTGGATTCGATGAAAAAAAACACGGATACTTAAATCCGTGTCAAGATGTCATTGATGATAAATTACCTAGTCCGGATGATGTCGATAATGAAGATACATATAAACCAGTTCCATTTCAACCTACCAATCCATATGATATGAATGCATGTTATACCAATATATATTTAACTGGAAATAATATGATGACAGAAGAAAATCAATATTTTGAAGAAGATATGATTGTTGAATTCAAATATGACATGACAAAAAAAGATGGTTGGAAATGGATACCACTTCGTGTTCGATATGATAAAACAAGTGAATTGCGTAATGGTATGAAAAATTACGGAAATGCATATCATGTAGCAAACAGTAATTGGCATTCGATTCATCATCCAATTACAGAATCAATGATTTCCACTGGTGAAAATATTCCCGATGTAAGTGTGAGTGAAGAAGTATACTATAATCGTTCGAATGAAGAATCCAATACACGAGGGTTACGAGATTTTCATAATTTATATGTCAAAAAGAAGTTAATTATGGGCGTTTCTAGAAGAGGAGATACATTTATTGATTATGCAGTTGGTAAAGGTGGTGATTTATCCAAATGGATCGCATCTGGGTTATCCTTTGTCTTTGGTATCGATATTTCGAAAGATAATATTCAAAATCATTTAGATGGTGCATGTGCTCGTTATTTAACTTCTCGTAAAAAGAATCGTCATATGCCAAGTGCGTTATTTGTTGTCGGAGATTCTAGTATAAATATTCGTTCCGGCAAAGCATTTTCAAATGAGAAGGATAAACAAATTACCAATGCTGTTTTTGGAATCGGACCAAAAGATTCGAATTTCCTTGGAAAAGGTGTATATAGACAATATGGTGTTGCTCATAATGGTTTTCAAGTCAGTTCATGTCAATTTGCGCTACATTATTTCTTTGAAAATAAAACTACATTGCATGGTTTTATGCGAAATTTAGCTGAATGCACAAAAGTGCAAGGTTATTTTATAGGAACTTGTTATGATGGTATGACTGTATTTCAATTATTAAAACAAAAAAAGAAGGGGGATAGTAAAACAATTTTATTAAATGAAAAGAGAATATTTGAAATTACAAAACAGTATGATGAAACCGGATTTCCAGAAGATGATATGAGTTTAGGTTATGCAATTGATGTGTATCAAGAAAGTATTAATCAAACTTTTCGTGAATACTTGGTAAATTTTGAATATTTGATTCGAATTATGGATGATTATGGATTTGTATTAATTACAAAAGAAGAAGCACAAAATAAGAATTTACCAGATAATACTGGATTATTTTCAGAACTATTTACATTCATGCAAAATGAATTGAAATCTTCCAAAATGATCAATTCTTATGGAACTGCATACTATATGACACCAGAAGAAAAACAAATATCATTTATGAATCGTTATTTTGTTTTTAAAAAAGTAAGAAATGTAAATACGGATAAAATAACCAAAATTCTTTCACAAGAAGACAAAATCGTCAATGAAATCGAAGAGGAAATTGTAAAAGAAATCAAAGAAGATATTCAAAAATCTGAAGGAGAACCTCCTGTAAAAAAAATCATTCGAAAATCAAAAAAATCAAAGTTTGTCATAAAAAAACCGGAAAAAGAAACGACCGAAAAACCATCATCTTCAGTTCCGGTTCTGGTTCCAGATGAAGAAATTCAATCCAAAATATCTGGAGAAACAATCAAAATAAAAATAAAAAAACCGGGAAAATAAAAGGAAAATAAAAAGTAAGCAAACAGCAAACAAAACAATGTATAAAAGAAAACAAATTAAAAAAAATATTTCATTCTATGTATCAAATATTTTTTTATAAAATGACCTATTATCTAATTCCAAAAACAAGTTTTTTTGTGCATAAACATATTGATTGTTTATTTACAAAAGACGAACCTACTGTATTTATATCACAATCCCTATCCAATTATTTATACAACATGAAAGAAAAATTAAATCAATTTGAAAAAGATTGGGATGTTTTCAAAAAGTATACAAATCCCTATGAATATATTCATAGTGTTATCCCATATCGTAATAAATGTATTTCGAAATATAAACCATTATCACGATCCTATTTCAAAATGATTGAAATTATGAATACTTTTAATATTCAATTCCAATCGAATCCCATTCATACATTTCATTTAGCAGAAGGACCTGGTGGATTTATTGAAGCAATTTGTAATGTAAGACAAAATCCAAAAGATATTTATATTGGAATGACCATTTTAGATAACGATAATGATCACAATATTCCAGCATGGAAAAAAAGTCATGATTTTTTAAACAATAATCGAAATGTATTGATTGAAACTGGTATTGATAAAACGGGAAATATTCTTTCTCTTGATAATTTGATTTATTGTAAAGAAGTATATGGTTCAAATATGGATTTTATTACAGCGGATGGCGGTTTTGATTTTTCAGTAGATTTTAATAATCAAGAAATTATGATATCCAGATTATTATTTGCTCAAATTGCATTTGCCGTTTCTATGCAAAAAAAGGGCGGAACATTCGTTTTAAAAATTTTCGATTGTTTTATGGAACATACCGTTGATTTATTATATATATTGTCATCCTTTTATGATAAAATGTATATTTTAAAACCACAAACAAGTCGTTATGCCAATTCTGAAAAATATGTTGTTTGTAAAGATTTTTTATTTCATACAAATAAACATTTTTTTCCATTTTTACAAATGACTTTTGAAAAAATGAAGATGTATCAAGAATATCCGATTCAACGATTTTTAAATACAACGATTAGTAATTATTTTTTAAATAGAATAGAAGAAATAAATTCCATTTTTGGTCAACAACAGGTTGAAAATATACATTATACGATTTCTCTCATTGAAAATCGTCATAAACAAGAAAAGATTAATACCCTAATAAAAATAAATATTCAAAAATGTATTCAGTGGTGTATGAAAAACAATGTAGAATATCATGTATTTTCAAATCATTCCAATATATTTTTATCAAATTCGTTTCAAGAACCAATTCATCAATTCTATAATGAATTATTGCCAGAAAAAATAAATGAAGATGAAAAAGAAATTATTCTGGATGAGGATATTTTAGATGAATCTATTTTATTTGAAGAAGATAATGTCATGTATTCATCCCTATTATTTTAGAAATACGAATCTAGTAAGAAACAACAGGTGTGCATGTATTACATGATTCCAATTCACCAGAATATTTTGAAAAGACCGGTGTTTTTTTCAACGGATATCCCAATTTATCTTTATAAGTATAACCATTTTCAGGAACACCATATGCTAATGCGTTTGCAACGGAGGTTCCATATGCTTTTCTATAAATAACGGTATTATTCGTAATGGTATTGTATTTGACTCTTGCAATCAATGAACTAGAAGATACTCCTCCTTGTTCTGCAAATTGAGGATTACTTGGTTTATAATAAACTGGAACATACAATGGTTGCACACCAGGTGTATAAGTAGATAAAAACACTTGATTTGTAAGTGGTGTTTGTGAACCAGCACCAATTGCAATTGTTGGATAATTTCCAGCAGTAAAACCAATTGCACTTTGAAATGCGTTGGCAAATATTTTAAATCCAGGAACTACGGTGCTTGATGGTGTTGTCCAAGTAGTAATTGTATTTCCATAAGGGTCTAAAGGTAATTGATAATTGGAAGTATTAAAAATAGTATTATTTGCAGCGACAACATGGAATTCGATTTTTTGATAACTATTATTATATGTCATGGATAATAAAAATACACGAGAATTATTGGATTTATTGACAAAAAAATGATAATTTTGTATCATGGTATCTTGAAATTTTTGATTGATATCGTCGAAATTGTAATAACCCGCAGAAATATTGACAGTATAATAGTTTGAATCTATCCATTGATATTGAAAACTAACATCGGTTGTGATTTGATATTTACGACAATGATTAATACCTTGTGCAGAATATAAATTTTGTGACGATAAACCGTCTCCTGGTTTTACTTGCGAATTCCCTTGACGAATATAATTGTATTGGTTTTGTTGAAAACTACGGTTACGAGCAACTAAATATTGATTGGTAGAAGTGCAATAAGTATCGTTATTTTTCGATATATCATATTGTTTTTTTATCATTCCTGCACTTCTGACTCTTTTTAATGCATTTACTACTGGTGATACAATTGGATTTTTACATATTCCTGGTAATTCCGTTGTATTATTTGTTAATCCAAAGTCTAAAGTGTTTACTAAACCATTTTTGCAAGAAGAATTGACTAGACTTCCATTTGGTCTATCAAATTCATCAATAGAACTAGAAACACGAGAAGAACATGGATGTGATTGTGCAGTGACAATTTCTCTTCTATATATTTTTAATGGGTTCGGTGTAAACAGATTATGTGTTACATGAGTTGGAACAACTGGACTATTTTTTTGTAGTAAAGATGTAATTTGGTTAAATGTTTTTCCTTTCCATTGAATGATTGCCATTGAATACATTTTTATATTCTATATTTATATTATATATATATTATATATATATTATATATACATGAAATTTCCCGTAAATATTTCCAAATTATTATTATTTGTATTATTGGCGTTTTTTAGCATATTAATTGTTTTTCACTTTTTTATGAAATATAGAGAAGGTTTAGATAGTATGAATAATGCAGAAAATTCAGGCAATCCTAGTGTTAGCGGAAATACAATCTCTACAAAAACAACATCATCTTATGATAATACAATATTAAATTTACAAACACAAATTGCAGCTATTGAAAATAAAATAAATAACATGGAGGTTTCGATTAGTAGTTTAACTTCCGCTGCTGCAGCGAATAGTTCAAACACTTCCAAATAATTATAGTGAAAAAATGAAATAAACATTATACAACAATATTCATTATCCTATAAAATGAATATTGTTTTTGACATTATAAATTTCCAACTATCCAACATATTTTTCTTAGATCCCAAACAAAATATTATTATGGATGGGACTTTTACAAAAATAATTTATTCCAATGAATTCGTTACCTTGAATGGTATTTATTTTTATTTACCAATTGATATTCAAACAATTGAAAGAATAAATAATCGAAATATAATCAAATTTTATCCATCGAGTCCTGTCAACAATTTATTTGTGCAAGAATTATCGAAAATAGAATATCGTATTATTGAATATTATAAACAAATGAATCAAATTACAAAAAAAACTTCTTGTTTATTGACGAAACAATTGTATTCAGGTAATTTAAAAATTTATAAAGACTACAATGATTATGGAACAAAACAATTTCGTGATAAAACACCACAGTATATTGTGAAAATTTCGGGAATATGGGAAACAAATGAAGAGATTGGAGCAACTTATAAAATTATTGAATGTTATGGATTTTGACGATAACTTATACCCATACCCATAGTCATTTTTGCACGCCCTCTTTTTTGTGATGCAAATGGCATGGTATTTAATTGAAATGGACGACTACCTGTTCTCAGATCATGTATTTGATTTTGTTGTGAATTTACATTTATACCTGTATAAAAATTATGTACATGAATAAACCTCGTTGTTTCATCTATTTCATATTCTAAGGATTTGATGGATTCAAATCCTTCGGAAGTATTATTGATAAATCGATCAAATTCGCCACGATTAACCAATCTGGTTAATCCGTCTTTCATTTGAAATATATTTTTATCCATAATTGGATAAAATTGGCTTCTATCAATAGTTATATTTGCATGTAAAACTCTTTTTTGTAATAAATTATCTTCATACCCCCATGCCCAAAAATTTGGAAAACCAGACACTTTTTCAAAATCAGAACCTTTTATCGATACAATTCCACCTAATGCGTAAGTGAATCCATAAAAATGTTTCACATTATTTTCGGTTGTTTCATAATTTAAAAAGTTCTTACTATATGGCATTGTATCTACATCATTAAAAACAAATGTGATATTTTTATAATCATTTGGATATTTTTCTTTCATGGTTAAAAAACCTATATTTTTCATTGCACCTCGATTAAATTCTCTCTTATCACATTGGTGAATATAGTATATTTTATAATCGTTTGGTTGCATATCTTCTAATATGATTTTCATGTGTTGATCAAAAAATTTTTGTTGTTGTTCACGATCACGGTATGGAACAATAAATATTAATTTTGGTGGCGGTGATGGTGGTAATTGTGGTTTCGGTGCGCCTGGACATAAATCACCTTTTTCATGATTACAATGACATTCATGAGAAGGGGGTTCTTGAGAGACATCTTGAGAAACCTCATGAGAAGGGGGTTCTTGAGAGACATCTTGAGAAACCTCTTGAGAGACCTCTTGAGAGACCTCTTGAGAGACCTCTTGAGAAGGGTCTTGAGAGACCTCTTGAGAAAGGTCTTGAGAGACATCTTGAGAAAGGTCTTGAGAGACATCTTGAGAAACCTCTTGAGAAAGGTCTTGAGAGACCTCTTGAGAGACCTCTTGAGAAAGGTCTTGAGAAACCTCTTGAGAGACCTCTTGAGAAGGGTCTTGAGAAAGGTCTTGAGAGACATCTTGAGAAAGGTCTTGAGAGACCTCTTGAGAAGGGTTTTCGACAAGGTCTTGAGAAGAAGGGTATGTTGGTATATTATTATCAAAAGAAGACATATTATTCTATAGAAATAGATAGAATAATATTTTCGCAAGAATAACAAAAAAAAGAATTCCTAAAAGACATTCCCCTAATCCGCATATTTATCTAAAATACATTGTGGAATCAAATTCTCGCGAATTGCATCTAATTTCTTAAAACATTTATTTATTGTCACTTCACTTACACCACATATATTTTTAATATCTAACTTACTTATATTCACATTACAATTACTTGCTACAAAATAAATAACACCAGAAGCAATAGCATGTGGTATATTATCCGTGATAATATTATTTTTTTCGACTTTATTTGCCACAAATTTACATACAAGTGTTAATTCTGAATTTAAATTCAATTTACTACAATATCTTTCTATAAAGGAACTAGGTAATGTTACACATAAATCTGTTTGTTGTGATATATCTACATTTCGTTCTATATTATGTAATATATTGACAGCCATAGAACATCCATTGGTAGCACTTGTTTTATCCAATTTAAATATTTCAGCAATTTCATGTGCTGTTCTCGGACAACCATTTAATCTACAAGAAATATAAATCGACGCCGCTTTAATTCCATCACGGTTCATTCCACGAAACATTTTTTGTTCAGAAATATCCTTATGAATCACCATTGCATTATCTATAAATATACGAGGAACACCCGCATTTTGAGCCATCGTCGTAATAAATTGAAATTCGTCATACAATGATTTTTCTTTATGCGGCATAGATTGCCATTCTGTCCATTTTCGTATTTTTTTCATTTCATAGGATGATTTTGTACTACATAATACTTTACATCCAAAAGAAGATTCAATTAATAATGGATTGATTGGATTACCACATCGAGTCGGATCAGATGCATTTTTATCGTCGGCACCATAAAATCGCCATTCTGGTGAATAATCTAGAACATCTTTATAGATAAGACAACACGAACGATTGGTACATGTTGGAAATCCATCATCCATGACAAGTAAAGGTGAATCACACAATTTACATTGTTCATTTTGTGTTTTGGCATCATATAAACATTCCATTTCGGATGATTGTTTTACTGTTTCTAAATCTTTTTTATCGGTGTCAAAGATTTCCCAAAGTTTTGCTTTCGATGTCGATGATAAATTTGTCTTTTTCTTTTTTGTTTTCGTATTTTTTTTCGAAGAAGAATCTATTTCATATTTTATCATTGAAGGTAGATTAGAATTTTTTTTCGATTTTTGAACTCGTATTCGGAGAATAGGTCCGTATACTCCATCTGAATTTTCTGTCATTTATATTTATTTCAACTATATGATTCCTATTTTTTTCAATGTTTCCTGTTCAATTTTTTCCGAGTTATCTCTGAAAATTCACTTTTTTTTCTAATTTTTCAAACATGTCTTGATTATAAACTAAATTTCCAATAGGTTTGTATTTATCAATCGGTGTATATTGTTTTTGCTCTTTATTTTGATGATCTTTCTGTTGACCGTTATTTGCGTTCGGATTATGAAAAAGTCCGACATTTATATCGTCTTCCGGTAATTGATCCTCTTTTTTCGATATGACATTCCCTTTTTCATCAATCACCATGCCCGTTTTTTTCTTTACTTCATTTCTCACATAAGAAGGAACCCAATTCATCCATGATATAAATAGCGTATTTGGATGTAAATATCTTACATGAAATCCATTGTCTTCTAATTTTGCGACTAAATATCCTATACAATCACCCTTGTCATATAATTGTTCTCCAAATATATATTCAGGGACGGAAAACCAGATGTGTTTATCATTTACTTTATTTCGTCCGGTAAATTGGATTCGTTTATGAATTCGATTTAATAATTTATTAAATATGGTTAATTGTTTTAATTCTCTTTGTTGTCTTTTTTCATACAATTCATCTATATTAATTTTTCTTGTACTTTCTTCGTCATTGACATATAAAAAGGCCATTCTATATCCTATATCCTATATTATATATTATAAATCGAAAAAAAACATAAAATTTTTATCTGATGAATCTATATCTTTGATAAAAAATGGAAGAAACAGAAGAAACAGAAGAAACAGAAGAAACAGAAGAAACAGAAGAAACAGAAGAAACAGAAGAAACAGAAGAAACAGAAGAAACAGAAAAAGAAAAAACGGAAATCTCCGAAAAAAAACCGATAATTAAACATATTGTCATGTCGGGTGGCGGAGTTACAGGATTATCCTTTTATGGTATATTAAGAGACAAACACAAAGAAGGTCTTTGGAATATAGATCATATTGAATCCATTTATGGAACATCTGTTGGATCTATGGTGGCTGTATTTCTAGCTCTAAAATATGATTGGGATACGATTGATGATTATATTATTAAACGCCCATGGCAAAATGTCTATAAATTCAACATGCAAACAATTCTTTTTACTTTTCAAACCAAAGGTATTTTCAATATAAAAGTAATAGAAGAAACTTTTTTACCATTATTCAAAGGAAAAGATATTTCGATTGATATTACTATGCAAGAATTTTATGAATTAAATGGTATTGAATTGCATTTTTATACAGTTGATATTAACGCATTCGAATTGATTGATATTTCACATAAAACACATCCTACATGGAAATTAATAGAAGCTGTCTATTGTTCTTGTTCTTTACCTATTCTTTTTCAACCAATTATAAAAGATGGCAAATGTTTTGTTGATGGTGGACTTTTTATCAATTATCCAATCAAACAATGTATCGATAATGGTGCGAATATGGATGAAATATTAGGTATTTGTCGTATACCCGTCAATCATTCGAAAAAAATGGTTGAAGAAAAATCTTCCTTATTTGATTATATTTTAAATATTTTTTATAAAACGGTTCAGAAAATTTCCATCCATCATCCATCGTTCCAAATACCCAATGAATTTTTAATTGAAAGTCCAGCGATTTCTTTATATGATGTTTATACGACGACGACCTCCATCGATGAACGAATCCGGCTTATTTCATCGCCTCTATTAGCATCAAAACCAAGCGTATAATTTACATGTAAGTATTATTCTTGCATTTGTTTTTAGGAAAATCTATGTGATTGCGTTTAACACTGGAAGAATTGTCTGTCTCAATTCGAACTTTTATTTATGAATAAAAATCTTAGCTTATTATAATAATGAATAGAGCGTTGTTATTTTTATTTTTCATAGTCTTTATTCTTTTCTTCTTTTTTACACCGATTCGAAAACAATCTGAAAATTTTCTAGAAGCTCATGGCGGAGGCGGAGGAGGAGGTCACAGTGGCGGAAGTGGAGGTCATGGTGGCAGAGGACATGGAATCGGAGGACATGGTTATTATGGAGGTGGAGGAGGGGCATCCGTCGGTAACCCATTATATTACGGTTATTATGACTATATTTACTATTATATTGATGAAAATAATCAACTAGTTCCAGTATATTATACACCTATTCGTTACATGTATGAATTTATTCAACCATATTTTTATACTCCATGATATGATTTCATCTTGTGATAAAAAAATAGAATAATAATCCAAAATTATTATTCTACAAAACCGATAGATTATACTCAATGGTTTAAAATCCATTCAAATGTTGTATTGCTTGGTCACATGCAATTTGTTCCGCCTTTTTTTTAATTTTATGAATACCTTCACCTAAAAATACAAAAATTTTATTATTCATTGACATGTATTGATGAATATCTAAATAAGATTGAAATTTTGTTATAGGAATCGATTTACTATGATTCATTGTATGAACTGGTTGACCTAAACATAAATAAACACCCATATGATAACCTTCCTCTACATTATGTTCTTTCACTTCCATATAATGTGGTGTAACTTTGAATTCTTTTTGTATTTTCACTTGTAAAATATTTTTATAATTATCATCATTTTTAATTAAACTTATCCAATCCACATGTTTTTCAAAAACATTTTCCACAAATATTTGCACCATTTGAAATCCCGGACCAGTAACAAAGACATTTTTAAACCAACCATCTTCATCCATCACCGATATTTTATTAAAATCTAAAAACATGGCACCTATAAATGCTTCAAATAAACAACCCAATTTTTTTAAATTTGTCCTAGTTTGTTTTAGCTCTGCATGTTTGGACAATATAAACCATTTATGTAAACCCATATCATAAGCCATTTTTCCAATCGATTCATTTTTTACTAATGCTATTTTTTTCTCCGTCATAAATCCTTCATTTTCTTTTGGAAAACGACGATACAAATAATATTTAGTAATACATTCTAATACACCATCACCTACAAATTCTAATCTTTCATTTGATTTTGTATATAGTGGTAAACAATCGTCTGGTTTAGGAACAATAATTATATTGTTCTGTTCATTCTCAATATTTGGTCTTTTTATATAGGAACGATGGATAAATGCTCGTTTAAATAAAACCCAATTCTGAATCGGTTGATGAATACCATATGCTCGTAAAATTTCTTCCACTTCTTCTTTTGAAATCGATTTATTTAGGGGATTATATGGATCAAAAATATATGTTTCTACGCCAAATTGATTTTTTTCTACGCGAATATCGTCGTCAATATTCATGTTATTTCTCGGTTTAAATAAAATGAATTTAACTATGCAATCTACTATACAATAGATTCTTGTTTTTATATTCTTTTTATTTTCAATTTTATTTTTTATTATTATTCTTTGTCCTTAAAAAAATATGTTTAGTAAATATATATATACTATGCCTCAAGGAAATCCATTTAGTAGTTCAAGTCGTCATCAAATGAATAGTAACGCAATTACCGATCAAAGACAAGGAGGGGGTTCTAAAAAAGCAGGTTTTCCACAAATGGTCGGAAGATCATATGGAGTATCTATTGCTTTAGATAACACTGATCCAGTTCATGGTCATTGTGCAAAATTATCATGTTACCAAAAAACATTATTCCCTTTTGTTAGAGAATCTCGTCCAATTGGAACATTATATTCTGCAAACTATAATAAATTCCATATACCTAACGCAGGTCATTAAGGAAAGGAAGAAAGATATATAAAAAAGAAAAATAATATAGTATTTAGATTCTATAGATACTATATTATTATCATGCGAGTGATTATTGATGAACGAGAAAGAGATTTATATGATAAATGCATTAGTATTGTAAATTCCAATGTAACTTATATTCAATTGGTAAAAGAAGTTCTCCCATTAGGCGATATTTATTTGAAAACAGATGAAGGAAAAGATGTTTTAATCATTGAACGAAAAACAATCGCGGATTTATTAGCAAGCATTAAAGATGGTCGATATGAAGAACAATCGTATCGATTATTACATTCCAGTGGTTTTCCACCTCATTCTGTTCTTTATATCATAGAAGGTTCTCTTTCTACTTTAAGAACACCTATAGAAAAAAAAATTTTCTATTCTGCATTCACTTCTTTACATTTTTTTAAAGGATTCAGTGTGATTCGAACAAATCATGTGATCGAAACAGCAGAACATATAATTTGGATGGCTGAAAAAATAGAAAAGAATTTTTTAAAAGGTATATTCCCCTACTATTTGTCTCCCTCTTTTCATTCCAACAATAACGAAATCGTCGATGCATCCTTGAATGAAATATCAGGATCAGGACAAGAGATCATTCGAAATGAAATTACTGGCGTAACAACTGCAAACTATTGTTCGGTTGTGAAGAAAGTGAAAAAGGAGAATATTACACCTGAAAATATTGGAGAAATTATTTTATGTCAAATTCCAGGCATAAGTTCAGTGACCGCGATTGCCATCATGAAAAAATTTTCGACATTTCCAAATTTCATCAAAGAAATTGAAACAGATCCTTCGAGTTTAGAGAACATTACTTATGAAAACAATGGAAAAATAAGAAAAATTAATAAAACTTCGATTGAAAATATTCGCAAATATTTATTATCATCGGTTTCGTGCGGTGAAAATATTTAGAAAAAATATATTCAACTATAAAAGATAAAAGATTTTGCAAAATGGAAGATGGAATTGAACAAACAAAATCTTTTTTATTAGATTCTTATACTTACACTTATGTTTCTCCTGAAAAAGTTATACTGGACATATCCAATAATACAACAACTCTTCCAGAAAAAACCAACATCACACAATTCACTTCATTGACCAACTAAATTAAATCTTTTGGTTGTGGAATTCCATTTTGAACGGTTGGATCATAAAAACCTCTTGGTTGAAATAATACTGGTTTTCTCACATTATTATCATCATATTTTTGTGATTCGATCGCTAATTGTGTAAATCGAACACCCCCCCAATTCGGATCCATTGGATTATCACTTTGTAATGTTTGTTTTGTTGAATCATGAATTTTGTCCAATTCACTATAAGTTCCTACATGTAATCCTATTGGATCAAAACCCGCATAATTATTCGCATTATATGGCGGATTTTCACGATTTGCATCAATGACCGGGACAGGAACACCTTGACTATTTTCTTTATAAATTGTGGATGAAGACACAGCGGTTGCCGTTCCGCCTTCTAATTGAAAAGGACTTGGACGAACACGATAAATGTCATTTCCTTGTGCGTCATTTTCTTGTTGTAAATAAAGAACAGGGCATCGTAATCCTTTCTTTCGTTGAATTTCTAAATAGTTAATATATTCATCTAAATTATAAAATGGTAAAGGATTGACGCCATCAACAATAGCTGCATCTGTATTGTATAACATCAATACATTCCCTTTTTTTACTAATAAATTTGGACAATCCATGTTTTCTTCATCTTGTAATCTATCTTTTCGATTTGTTAAAGCTTCTTTACGAAATATTGGAAAAGTAGCAATCACATAGATTCCAGCTAAAAATACAATAATTAAAAATAGTTGAAATATAATTTTAGCTTTATTCATTCTGTATAATATATTCAGCGATAAAAAATTAGTAAAACACAAAAATATATTTAGTATATATAAAGGAGTATATATACTATATGTCAACTATATTTGGATTAATTCATGCAGATTGGTGTGGTCATTGTCAAGCCCTTATGCCTGAATGGAATAAAATGAAAGGTGGTATGGAGACCAGGGATCTTGAAAAAATGGTTGAAATTGAAGCTGGTGAAGATTCAGCTATAAAAGAAGAAAAAATGAAAAAAATCAATGATCAAATTGCAGGTGGTGATAAATTATCAGAAAATGGATATCCAACCATATTTAAAGTATCTGATAAAAAATTACATATGTATGACGGTGAACGAAGTGCGGAACAAATGAAACAATGGTTGATTTCTTCTGTAAAAATGGGGGGCAGAAAATCGAGAAAAATGGGTGGCAGAAAATCGAGAAAAATGGGTGGCAGAAAATCAAAAAAAATGGGAAAAAAATCAAGAAAATCAAGAAAAAATTGAATGTTGTTTTAATGAAATAAAGATAAAATAACATTTCACAATAAAAGAATCAATCAAAATGTCAAAAGAGACAATACAAACAATTAAAAAACAAAAACCAACTATATGGAAACAATTTCGTTTGATTGATTTTCATACCTATGATGAATCATCCAAAAAAATAGAATCTGGGTCGGATGATTCTTCCGTCGATGATGAAAAAACAAAGAAAACAGTAAAAAAAGATGATTTCAAATTTATCATTCAAATGTTTGGATTAAATGAAAAAGGGGAAACTTGTTGTATTTATATGGAAGATTTTCAACCATTCTTCTATGTAAAAGTAGGTATCGATTGGACACAATACAATGCGAATGCTTTATTACAACATATTTTATCAAAGATCGAAAAAAAATATAGCGAATCTATTTTACAAGTAAAATTAGTTGAATATCAAAAATTATACGGATTTACTGCAGGAAAAAAAGATCAATTTGTAAAATTTGTTTTTAAAAACACAACCGTCATGAATCGAGTCAAAAATTTATGGTATGAATATAATAAAGATCCGGAAAATTCAGAAACTATAAGAAAACGAATACCCTTTTCATTTCATGGCGTTTTCCTCGAATTATATGAAAGTAATATTCCAACCCTTTTAAGATATTTTCATATTCAAAATGTCAGTCCATCTGGATGGATTTCAATTCCAATGAACCGTGTAAAAGAACCAATCCATAAAACAACTACTTGCAACTATGAATTTATATGTAGCTCCATACATTTAAAACCATTACCAGAAAAAGAAACTTTAGTCCCTTATAAAATATGTAGTTTTGATATTGAAGCCAGTAGTAGTCACGGTGATTTTCCATTACCAGTTAAAACCTATAAACGACTAGCAACCAATATTGTAGATATATTTATAAAACAATCCGGTTTTATTGATGCAGTATCCGCCAAACAACTTTTACAGAAAATTATTTTTACAGCTTTTGGATATGGCACATTTGATGAAGTCGATCTGGTGTATCCTAAAACCATGCCTTCGAAAGAAAAATTGTCCGCCATTATAAAAATATTGAATGAACAATCATTAGAACAAGCCAAAAAAGCAAACAAAGAAGAAGATAATTCCTATTTATTCACTATTGATGAAATGTTTGAACAAATCAAAGAAACGGTTACTTCTACAGAAACAACGACGAATGATGTCGTAGAAGAAGAACAACCACCACAAGAAGAATCTTCCTATTTTACTTCGAAAAAAAAATCAAAATCATTGGCCATTCATAAAAAAGCAACGATTATTGATGTATTGTTCGAATCGGAATATGATCGTGATGATAAAATTCAAATTACAAATAATATATTAACAAGATTATTTCCAAGATTAGAAGGTGATAAAGTCACTTTTATCGGTTCTACATTTATGCGATATGGGGAACCAGAAACATATTTGAATCATTGTATTGTATTAGGATCGTGCGATCCAGTAGAAGGTGCTGTCATTGAATCAGTGGATGATGAAACAGACTTATTATTAAAATGGACAGAGTTAATACAACAAGAAAATCCAGATATTATTATTGGATATAATATATTTGGTTTTGATTATGAATTCATGTTTCGTCGAGCAGAAGAAAATCATTGTGAAAAAGAATTTCTCTTATTATCTCGAAAAGTCGGCGAATTTTGTGGAAAATATGTCAAAAATAAAGATTCTTCTAAAGAAATATTGAAAATCGAAAATACAAAATTAAAAATTGCGAGTGGTGAATATGATTTAAGCTTTTTCAAAATGACTGGAAGATTGCAAATTGACATGTATGCTTATTTTCGTCGAGATTTCAATCTTTCCTCTTATAAATTAGATGATGTAGCAAGTCAATATATTAGTGATGATATTAAAAAAGTGGTCTGTGCATATGATACAAAATATGGTCATGTTACTGAACTATATAGTCAAAATTTAACAGGATTACATGTAGGAGATTTTATTCATATTGAGTTAACAGGATTTACCGCGGACTATTATAAAAATGGAAAGAAATTTAAAGTTCTTCATATTGAAAAGAATCGTAGTGTTGTAGAAATGTATAAAGGAAAAGAAGTGACAAATACTTATAATGTTATTATTATTGAAGGTCATGAAGAATTTGATTCTACAAAATCAATCAAATGGGGAACTGCAAAAGATGATGTTACACCACAAGATATTTTCCGACTTGCTGCGGGAAGTTCGGCGGATAGAGCAGTTGTAGCAAAATATTGTATTCAAGATTGTAACTTGGTTCATCATCTCATGAATAAAATCGATGTGATTACTGGATACATAGAAATGTCCAGAATATGCAGTGTTCCAATTAGTTTCCTGATTTTTCGAGGACAAGGAATCAAATTGACAAGTTATGTTGCAAAAAAATGTAGAGAAAAAGATACATTAATGCCAGATTTAGATAAATCAGGTAGTGGTGATGGTTATGAAGGAGCCATTGTCCTTCCACCAAAATGTTCTATGTATATGGATAATCCAGTTGCCTGTGTTGATTATTCTTCTCTGTATCCATCTTCTATGATTAGTCAAAATTTATCACATGATAGTAAAGTATGGACAAAAGAATATGATTTAAATGGTGTTTTAATCAATGAAACGGGGGAAAAAGATAAAGATGGAAAATTTATCTATGACAATTTACCAGGATACGATTATATTGATTTGGAATTCGACACTTTTCGATATATTCGTAAAACACCGACTTCGCGTGCAGAAAAAACCAAATGTGGAAAAATGATTTGTCGTTGGGCACAATTTCCTGATAATAAAAAAGGAATTATGCCCTCCATTTTAGAAGAATTATTAAAAGCGCGTAAAGATACTCGTAATATGATTAAAGGTGAAAAAGATCCATTTATGCAAAATATTTTAGATAAACGACAACTTGGGTATAAAGTAACTGCAAACTCCTTATATGGTCAATGTGGAGCCCGAACTTCCACTTTTTATGAAAAAGATGTTGCTGCATCAACTACTGCAACGGGGCGTATGATGATTATTTATGCGAAACGAATTATTGAAGAAGTCTATGGCGATCATTTATATGAAACTGTATCTCATGGACCCGTCAAATGTAAAGCGGAATATGTTTATGGAGATAGTGTTGCCAATTATACACCCGTTTATGTTTTAGTAAAAGGTGTTTTCGATATTTGCACGATTGAAGAAATCGCTGAAAAATACGGGGAAGGAAAATGGAAAATGTGTATGGAAAAAGGAAAACAAGAAAAAGAGGTTTGTGAATTACTTTACGATATTCAAACATGGACAGAAAAAGGTTGGACACGACTTTATAGAGTCATACGACATCGTCTTGCATCCCATAAAAAAATGTTGAGAGTGTTAACCAACACAGGATTAGTTGATGTAACGGATGATCATTCTCTAGTTCGAGAAAATGGAAAGGAAATGTCACCCAAAGATGTATCGGTTGGATCTACAAAATTATTACATAGTCATTTACCAATGCCATATGGAAGAGTTTTTCGAAATACACTTCAAAAAGATGAATTCGATATCTCCAAAGATCATATGG